AAAGGCTGTATGAGGAATGAAAGCAGTAAAGGCAAAGAAACCGGGGAAGAAGCAGGCTGATATTTACGTCAGTCTGCCAACAATGGCGGCATATTGCAAACTGAGCATGCGCCAGATCGACAACCTGGTGGCCAGCAAGGTCGTGATCAAGCTCCGGCCTGGTGTTTACGCAGCATTGAAAAGTTTGATCAATTATGTAGAGTTGCTGAAACGGAAAAAGCCGGATGAAACCCGCAAGCGGATCGATGAGCACAAGGAAAGTCTCGAAGCGTTGAAAGTCGAGCAAAAGGGAATAGAGCTCGATACGCAAAAAGGGGACCTGGTCAATAAATCAGATGTCGAGAACGAGGCATTCATCACCTGGCGCACTGCCCGAGACAAATTGTATTCCGGACATTCGAGGATTGCGCCGATGCTGGTTGCTGAAACCGACATGATGGCGATTAAAAAAATTTTGAGAACTGAAACCGATATGGTTTTAAACGATATTTATGCGACGTTAACACATGGGAACGTACAAAAAAAGCGCGGCAGAAGGATTAAAGCCGAGTCCTAATCTGACGGTATCTGAATGGGCGGATCAGTACCGCATCATTCCTGTATCAGGATTGTCGGTGGAACCCGGCAAATGGAAAACGAGCAGGACTCCGTATACCCGCGAGATCATGGACTGCCTGTCCCCGCAATCTCCGCACAAGAAAGTCGTCGTCATGAAGCCGAGCCAATCGGCTGGATCTGAGGTCGGCATTAATTGGATACTCCGCACGATGCATATTGATCCGTGCGGGATCATGTGTGCGTTTCCGACGATCGCACCGGTCGCGCGGCGGTGGAGCATTGAGAAGCTCATGCCGAACATCGTGCAGAATCCCTCTGTCGCGGATCTGGTCGACGTGAACAGCCGGGATTCTACCAATACAATTTTGCATAAGAATTTCAGGGGCGGCTTTATCGCCATGGCCGGTAGTAATTCCGGCGCTTCCCTTCGGATGCTGACGTATAAATATCTGTATGCCGATGAAATCTCTGACTTTGCCGTGAGCACGGACGACGGCATGGGCGATCCGTTACTACAGGCTGAGCGCGGCTGCGCGAATTTCTTTGATTCAAAAATATATTATGTGAGCACACCAGGCATCAAGGGAGCCTGCCGGATCGAGCACGAATACCTTTTATCTGATCAGCGAAAATATCATGTCCCGTGTCCCTTTTGCGGACAGTATCAGGTCCTCGAATGGAAAAATATTATTTTCGACAAGGACGATATGACGAAGCCCGTGCAATATGCCTGCTGTCATTGTGGAGAGCTGATCGACGAGCGGTATAAAACACAAATGCTCGCTGGCGGCCGATGGGTGAAAAGAAATCCCAAATCTGAGGTCGCGGGTTTCTGGTGGAATCGTCTGTACAATCCGATTGGCTGGTATTCGTGGAAGGACATTGTTCAGGAATTTTTGAACGCGCAAAAGGACGTTGAGAAGCTGAAGATCTGGACAAATCAGAGCATGGCCGAAACCTGGGAGATCTCGAAAGAGAGTATTGATTCGATTGCAATGATAGAATCCAGCGAGATGTATAAAGCGGAAGTGCCCGCCGGCGCCATGGTCCTGACTGCCGGCATTGACGTTCAGGAAAACCGCATCGAAATGTCGGTCATCGGTTGGGGAACTCACTTCCACGGCTATGTCATCAATCACAAGATACTTTACGGGGATCCGGCTCAACCGGATGTATGGCTCCAGCTCGACGATGAATTTTTCAAGCAGTATCAGCATGAACTCGGCAGCACTCTGAATATCGCAACAATGTGTATTGATACCGGCGGCCGCAAGCCTGAGATTCTCCAGCAAGTTTATAAATATGTTTCACAGCGGAAGCATTTACGGATCTACGCGGTCAAGGGATCCAGCGTGGCGGAGCATCCGGTTTTTGAATTCAACCGCAAGCCGAATGAATTCGGGATCCATATCTGCAGCGCAGGGACAAATAAAATCAAGGATGCGCTATATGCGAAATTCAATACCGGTCAATTCCATTTTCCAGACTTCCTGCCTCCGGAATATTACGAGCAATTGACCGCCGAGGCATATCACTCCGAACTGAGACGCGGCGTTCCTACGCGTGTTTACACCCTGGCAAAAGGGAAACGAAACGAGGCACTCGACTGCGCGGTCTATTGTTATTGTGCAGTGGCGATACTTGATCCGGCATTTGAGGTTATCGAAAAGAGAATGTATAAACGCGCGGGCATTGAAAAACCTGAAAAAACAGAAACGGGGATCCCCGTACCGCAAAAAACGACTCAGCCGGATGCTCCGGTACTACCGGATCCGGGCAAGGGTGATCCCCTGGCTTATAAAAAAATGAAACTGGCCGAGATGCGCCGGCGCACTACCGGTCAAAGAGGTTTTGTGTAATGGATAATTTCAGAGCAGGCGACACCTTCACATTTGAATTTTACAACGGCACGTATTCGAGCGCTGACTATGATATGTGGATTGCTATTCGCGGGAACAAGGTCACTCCGATCGATATTCAACCGACAACTCCGCCGATTGCAGGGATCACATTCGAGCGACAGGGGAACGGCTGGAAGGTGACTGTTGCTGATTCAATAACGAAAGACTGGGAGGCGGGGGATTACGATTACGCCGTTATTGCAACCGCGACCGGCGAAAAGCATACCATGGAAACCGGAACCGTTACCATCCTTCCGGATATCAGCGCCTATGATGACGAGGTTGATAATCGGAGCATGGTCAAGCAGACACTCGATGCGGTGGAAGCCGCGATCCTGGCGCGGGCTTCAGGTACGGTATTGCGTAAAACAGTGAACGGGATCACATTTGAATATTTGACTTATACGGAATTGTTGATGCTGCGTGATAAATACACGGCTCTTTACAGCCAAGAAGAAAGGCAACGAAAAATCGACTCCGGCATACCAGCCGACAATAAAATCCGAGTGAGATTTTAAATGAACTTATTCAAAATATTTTCAAAACGCGATCAGGAAATTCAGCACTTGAAAGCTGAATTGAAAAAGCGCAGTTATGACGCTGCTCTTTTTAGCCGGCTGACGAGCGACTGGATTCAGGGAGAGACCAGCGGAGACGCTGAAACCCTTCCGTCGTTGTACACTCTTCGGAATAGGGCCCGGCAGGTTGCGGAGAACAATCCTTATGGCAAGCGGTTTTTGGAGCTGGTCTGCGTCAATATGATCGGGGCAAACGGGATCCGCGCCATTTTTGCAATCAAACATCCTGGGAGTGGCAATCCCGACGACTATGCTGCGAATATCCTTGAGGCGGCATGGACTGACTGGGGGAAGCGTGGGAATTGTACTACCGACAAAAAGCTGTCCTGGCTTGAAGTTCAACACCTGATAGCAAAAACAGTCGCGCGTGACGGTGAATGCCTGGCGCAATTTTTAAGGGGTAATGCGGCAGGCAATAAATACGGTTTTGCTCTGAAAATTCTTGAATCTGATTACCTCGATGAAAACTACAATTTTGAAACGCCGACGAGCGTTATCCGGATGGGCGTCCAGGTCAATAAAATAACCGGTGAGCCCGAAGGATACTGGCTATTTACGCGTCACCCTGGGGACATTGGGGGCGGCCTATGGAGTCAAAGCAATCGGCATATATTTGTCCCTGCAAGTGATTTACTGCATATCTATGATACCGATCGGGCGAGTTCGACCAGGGGCGTGACATGGATGGCAGCTGCACTCAAAACGATGTATATTCTCGGCCAATATGAGGAAGCGGAATTGATAGGAGCTCGGGCAGGGGCCTGCCAAATGGGATTTTACGAGACTTCTGACGGACAATATACCGGGGAAAAAGACGAGAACGGAAATTTGACGACAAAGGCTGAACCGGGGACATTTGAATTGTTGCCTCCTGGCGTTAAATTTAATGACTTCACGCCTCAACATCCCGCGGGAAACTTTTCGCCATTCGTGCAGCACCTTATCCGGAAATGTGCAAGCGGTCTGTCAGTGGCCTATTCGTCCCTGGCCTCAGATTATGCACAGGCTAATTATTCATCCGAGAGGGCGGCGCAATTGGTGGAACGCAACACGTGGACTCGCAAGCAAACGCTATTTGTGGGAAGGGTGAACCAACCGGTTTATGAAAACTGGCTTGATATGGCGCTCTTGTCCGGGGCGCTTGATCCGTTATCAAACAGCAAATATGATAAATACAATGCCGTAATCTGGAGGCCGCGGCGCTGGGAGAATATCGATCCGGTCAAGGATACGACCGCGGCGGGAATGGCAATCGATAGGGCACTACTCAGCCGTCAAGACTATATCGCGCAGAGCGGCGAGGACTTCTACGATATCGTCGATAAGCTGGCGGATGAAGAAGCATATTTGAAATCTAAAAATGTCTCGGTGATTATCGGCAACGGAAAGGCGGGGGAGATTGTAAATCCTCCTGGCCCTGGGACTACCCAGCCAGAGACAAAACCACAACCAGGAGTAAATTGAAATGGAAACCATAGAAATGACTGAAAGAAAAGAAAACACCGGGATGCAATTCCGCGCCCTTGAAATCAAAGGGAAAAGCACGGAAGTTGAAGGCGAGCGGACTATCCCTGTATCGTTTTCATCTGAATATCCAGTGCTTACACCGCAGGGATTTTATGAAATCCTTGACCATAATCCAGCGAGTATACGGAGCGAGCGTTATAAAAAGCTCGGCTTACCGGTTTTATATAATCATGAAGAAAGCATCGGAAGAACCAAGAGTATCGAGTTCACGCCGGAAAAAAGGGGAGAGGCGTTGTTGCGTTTCTCCAAATCTCAACGTGCGCAAGATACGCTCAGGGACATCGATGATGGAATTTTGACCGATACGAGTGTCGGCTATAAGGTTTATCGGCTGAGACAGGAAGGCATGCTGAATAACAAAAAGTTATTTCGCGCCACTGATTGGCAGCCTTTCGAGGTCAGCGTTTTACCGGTTGGCTCTGATCCGACTGTCGGTCCTAACCGTGGATTGAATGATGCCACGGAAACAATTTTTGAAGAAGAAAAAGAAATCAAACTAAGAGAGGAAAAAATTATGGATCCA